GTTGCGCGTCTTTCCACAGGAGCCAGCAGACATACGCTGCGGTGATCCAGGATTTCCCGATGCCTCGGAAGGCTTCGATGACGCGGCGGCGAGGGCCGTATTGCAGGTAGGCAGCGATGTCGTACTGGACAGCAGTCGGCGCCGGTAGGCCGAGCTGCTGCCAGATATGGTAGACAAAGTTACGGAAGTCCTCGAACGGATGCGGCTCGCTCAATGGCTCCGGTCAGAGCTTGCGTCGAAGGGGAACTCCTTGAGCTTGTCCGCCAGCTTGCCAGCGGGACTGCCAGGTACGATGACGGCTTCGATGCCGTTGTCTTTGACGAACTGTCGGGCGACGTTGAGGATCGCAGCGAGTCCCTTGGTGTCCGTATCCATGCTCTCGATGGTGTCGGTGAGCTTGTTGGCGATAGCGGAGTGCAGGGCTTCGAGTGCGTCCTTACTTGCTGCCACTACCGCCACCGAGGAAGCGAGCGAACAGACTCTCCAGCGCGGTCGTCCCGAGGGACGCCAGGGCCGCAGCGAGACCCACATGGGCCGGGAAGGACAGCGTGGGGAAGATCACGACGGCCAGCGCGGCACTCATGCTGAGACCGGCCGTGGTGATGCAGCGGGCGAGGGCGATCTTCCAGTTGGAAGGGCCGCTCGAAGCAAGGGTTTTGCCGAGGCCGATGACGGCCCCGGTGATGCCCAAGGTAGCGAGTAGTTTCGTGTCGTTGTCCATGGTTACTTGTTGGTCGAGTAGGAGAGGGTGTAGTTCACGTACACCACGAAGGACGATTGGCCGTCCGAGATGGTGCAAGCCAGCACGCCGGTGATGGCGCCGACAGCGGCAGTCACGACACGGGAGATGGTTGTGGACTGTCCGTTCGGGCTGGTGATGGTCGGGGCGACGCCGTTGCTCACGGAGACGATTGACCAGGTGTAGCTGTACGAGCCGTTGCCGTTTGCACCGTAGGCCGCTGTAGCATTCGAGGTGACGTTGCCGGAATTCGGGACACCCTGCGCGCCACCTGAAATGCTGGTGGGACTGGCAGAGCCGCTAACGGGTGTGTAGGCAGCGAACGCGAGCACCCAGGCGCCTCCCTGTCGCCTGTAGATGTTTCCGATCTTGGTCTGGATGCCGCCGGTCTTACGTGCTTGTCCTTGCACCGGATCGCGCCACCCGCCGCCGCTTCTAATCTTCAGCATGGGTCACCAAATCCACAGGTCACCGTCTTGCGCAGCGCCGCCTGGGTCACTGCCCTGGACGAAGATGCGCGGCATGCCTACCCAACCAGCACTGTTCGCCCATAGCCTGTTCATCTGGCCTGCGAAGTACGCGTTGCCATTGTGCTGAAGGCCGCTGCCGTTGCCGTTGATGTACGCACCGCCGTTACTTTGGGTGGTCAGGCTGTTGCCTGCTACCTGACCGGCACAGTTCCAGTTCGTGACGCCTTCGTGGATCACGCGGTACGCGTTGGCACCCATCGACCAGCCGCCGACCTTCCACTGGTTGTCGGTGTCGATACCGAAGTGGGCGCCGTACTGACCGTCGCGGAGGAAGGACATGACGGCCGCTGCGTACTGGTTGTTGTTGTTCGCGATGCACAGCGCGGTGGCGTTGTTGTTGACGATCCCCGAGATGTTAGGAGGGCTACCGCTGGCGAGAACCGTTCCGTCTTTGGAGGTACGCACGCCGACAGGCAGATAGCTGCCAGGGTCGAAGTTGCCCGCATGCCACACGGCCTTACCGTTGACCTTGTAGCCACCCAAGGTGTCCCACGTACCCGTGCGGGCGTCGTACACGCCACGAACCGTATCCGTGTAGTCCGCAAGACCGAGGCCCCAATGCAAATGCACACGGCTGTTGTGGGTAGCGTAGGAGGCGCCATCGCCCGCACCTGACGCGAAGAAGCACCGACCTGTTGCCGAGGGCATATCAACGAGTCCCGAGAAGGCGGGACTTGCCAGCGGTGCCTTGGCATCAAGCGTGCCCTGTAGACCCGCGAGGTCGGAGATGCCGATCACCACGTTGCCGGTGCGGCCGGCGACAGTAGTGACGACGGTCTGGTTGTCGATGCGATCCCAGGAGTCGCCGTCGTAAACGAGCATGTCGCCTACGCCGTACTTGATGGTGCTGACGGTGCCGGCAGCGGAGACGATGTAGAAGTCGCCGACCTTCGGACTGTCCGGCATTGCACCGGATGCAGCAGACCACTTGCCTCGGTAGATCAGCGCGCCGATGGCGGTGAGGCGGGCCTGCTCGGCCCAATGGAACGCCGAGAAGTTACCAGGCGAGACCTGGACGTTCACCGGAGCGTTCGCGTATTGCAGGGCGAGGCCCTGCGCGGTTTCCGCAGCGCCCTTCGAGGACAACGCGGATGCCGCAGAGAAGCCGGCATTGTCGGAGTTGTTCCTGGAGGTCGTCGCGCTGCTGGCCGCAGCCACCGCAGACGCGTCAGCCGCAGCAGCCTTCGTGGTCGCCGTGGTTGCGCTTGTAGCAGCGTCAGTGGCCTTCGAGGTCGCGTTGGAAGCCGAGGTGCCCGCAGTGACCGCAGAGGCAGCAGCGGCATCCTTAGCGACAACGGAAGCGGCGCGGGCTGTGTCGGAGTCAGTAGCGGACTTCAGCGACGCCGATGCGAAGGCCGAAGCCTGCGACGAGGACGCCTGTGCTTGCGCGGCGGCACCCGTCAAGTTCTCCGTAAGGGACGTGACGGTCTTCTGTAGGGCCGGGAAGGTCGGCAGGGTGACGATGGCACCCGTACCGTCTTCCATATCCACCGTGCCGGTCTGCTTGGTGAGCAAGTCGCGCAGTGCGTTCTTGTATCCGTTCCACTTGTCGATCAGAGCGGAGATGCGAGCGGCTAGAGTCGAGTTCGAGATCGAGCCGGGGTTGTCGTTTGCGGAGATAGTTACCTCAGCCCGAGGGCGTAGATTGAGATGGCGGTGACGTGGAAGTAGTCAGGGCGAATCTGCCCGGTGCCGTCGATGCGAACGCGGTAGCTCACGGCGCCTGTGGCTGCACCGTCCAGGGCCATCATTGAGTCGTAGGCGGTGGAGGAGACGTTCATGTAGTAGGCGTGTTGCTTCATCACTACCCACGTCGAACCGACCAGCTTCTCCAGAATGATGAGTCCTGTGCAGGGGTTGGAGCCGGGGTTGTGGATCTCACACTCAACGTGCAGCACGGGCACTTGAGCTTCCCCAAGGAGCACAGGGGTCGTCAGGGTGATCTGTGCGCCGACACCGCCGACGTTCGCCGCGATGTCGCCAGTCCACGACGTGTAGGTGGACTTCTGCAAGTTGCCGATCATGTTCTGAGCGGTGATCTGTCCAGCGAACTTGGCGTTGCCCGAACGATCGACAGAGAAGACTGCGTTGTTCCAGTTCTTCGCCCCGGCACCGATCCACATCGGATAGGCATCGCCAGGGTTGTTCGTCATCTCGCAGCGGAACTCCAGCGGGTTGATGATCGCGCCGTTGCCGTCGAGCTGGAACGTGCGGAACGTACCGCCGTTCACCGTGCCCAAGTTGGCCGTGATGGCTGACAGGGAGTTCGCAGTGATCTTGTTGGCTGTCACTGAGCCATCGACGATGAGCTGACCCTGGATGCCCACGGTGCTCACGCCGCCGACCGTGCCGACAACGAACGGATACTTGAGTTGCGCCACGCCACCCGTAGTGGTGTAGGTCGGGGAGACCATGGCGAAGCGGTCAGCCATGACCGTGAAGGTCGAGCCAGTCTTGCTGTCGATGCCCAGGCCGATGCCGGCGATCACAGGGATGCCGTCGATCTTTCCGCCATTCATCTTGACCGACCAGTTCGCCTGCCATTCCGGGTTTGCACCAGGATCAGGATTGCCAACCACGAGGGCCTCGAAGCGGCTCTGTAGGTTCGCGAAGGAACCGTTGGAGAACGCCTCGACCTGGGTGGTCGCGATGGCCTGCGCGTAGTCCTTGGTGGCGTAGGAGGTCTGCATGGTCTGCGAGATGGCCTTGTCGGCCTTGTCGAAGTCCGCAGCGACCTTGGTGATCGCGGTGGATCGTGCCTCGGTCTCATTGGCAATCGCCTGCTTCACGTCGGTGATCTGCGCGATGCTGTCGTTGATGGCCGCGCTGAGCTGCGTGGCGGACGTGGTGCGTGCCTCGGTCTCCGTGGCGATGGCCTGGTTGACCTGGATGAACTGCGCAGCGGAGTCGTCGAACTTGGCGAACAGCTCGGTGATCTGCGTGGCGACGGACGAGTGATCGTCCACCAGCGCGGTCAGGCTGGTCTCTGCGATAGCGATGCGTCCTTCGAGCTTCCGGCGTTCGTCGAACGTCTGGTCGCTGCGGAGGAGTTCTTCCATCAGCGTCTCGGCCGTGTTGTCGATGTCATCGAGCCGGGTCACCAGGATGCCCATGATGGGCGACTGCATGATCGCGTCGATGATCTGCTGGATCGGCAGGGAAGGCTGGTCGCCTTGACCGGGCCAACCAGAGCCGCCGCCAGGAAGGCCGCCAGCACCGTAGGTGCCGAAGTCGAGCTGCTCCTGGATGATGTAGAGGAGCTGTGTACTGTTGAGGTTCAAGTCACGCGCTGGTAGCTGCGTGCCGTCTTCGACGACGACGAGGTTCCTGTCGCGCGGAGTGAACCTGCGGATGGTCACGAGGATTCCCGAGGGAACCTCGGCGGCCAGTTGAATTGTGGTGGGGCCAGTCCAGGTGAAGGACTGCTCCACAGCATCCCCCACATCCCCTGCGAACACCCGGATGTCTTCGGAGTGCAGGTAGGGGAAGGGGATGGTGTACGTGACCGCTGACTCCGCGAGGTACATCACGAAGGAGTAGCCACGAGCCAGTGGGTTCATGTGTCTCCAGAGAGTTAGGGAGTGTCGCCCTTCGGGAGCTGTGAAGCTGCCCACGAGAGACCGTTACGAACGCCAGTGACGTTCTGGAACCACAGGAGCGACATCGCATCCTTGGCTTGCTTCTGTGTGACCTGTGCATGTGGATCGAGTGCTGTCACCGCGAGCTTCGGAAGACCCCACAGGGCACGTCCGGTTGCCAGCGAGGGGATGCCCTGTACACCGGAGTCCAGGCCCGTGGAGCGGCCATAGGCGAAGACAGGAGTGTCATCACCACCGAGGGCCTTCTTGAGACCCATGTCGTGTGCAACGGTGTCCACCATGAACGGGAGGATCGAGGAGTAGCTGGACTGCTGGAACGCCTGCTTGCCAATCGTATCCATCGTCATCAGCTTCTCCCGCTTCTCCGGGTCGCCGATGGTGTTGACGTAGTTACGAGCGGCCATGCCGATACCTGCGAACAGCGTGGAACCCATCCACATCTGCGCCGTCTGCCAGTCACGCATGTGCAGCCCGTGCAAGAGCACCGAGGTGTACGAGTTGGTCTGGAAGGTACGGAACTGAGTGAAGATGCGCCCGGTCGCTGAGTGCATGAGCTGGATGGTGTCACCAACACCGCCTTCGCCCAGGTAGCGTTTCGCATTGCGATGGACGAACAGTGCCAGGAGACGCTTGTCATCCGGCGACCACTTGTCCCAGGACTTTGCTATGTCCTTGACGCCCGTCATGCCCTTGAGGTTTCCAAAGAGACGAGCTTGGTCAGCAGCGTCCAGGCCACCTGCACGCAGGCGGTTCAGTGCGCTCTTGTGGATCGACGCACGGTTGGCGAGGTCGATGATGTAGCTGGTGATGCCGGTGCCAGCGAGGCCCTGGTTGAACTGCACCATAGGTGCAATACCGGAGACCACGGACATCGCACGCTGTGCGTACTGCTCACCCTGGTCGAGCTTGTTCAGCGCCTTGCCTACCGCCTTCTCGTTGTTCCACACGGACTCGCCCACGGAGTCCAGGCGCAGATGCGGCTGGTTGCGGATGAAGTCGGTGCCGAAGCCGGATAGCTCGGAGATGAAGCGCGCCTCGTCAGTGGAGAACTTGCCGGTACGCATGTTGCGCACCATGTCCACCGCCGCAGGGGCCGCCTTCAGTGCGTTGCGGAAACCCACAGCGCCCAGCGTACCGCCCACACTCTCCAGCATCGTGAAGCCCACCTGGCCCATGGAGGTCAGGAAGTTCCACCCACGAGCCAAGCGGGAACCGCGAGTCCACGCGGAGTGCGGTGCGTCGGACGTGGACTTGCCGAGGATCGAGTTGAACGTGATGTCGAGTGCGCGGGACAGATCGCTGTCGCCAGCCTGCTTGCTTTGAGCCAGGAGGAACGCCTTGTACTTGTCCAGCTCCGCTTGCGTGCCGATGTTGGCGTGCTTCTTCAGCGCTGCCCAGCCGGACATCTCGCGGACGTACTCGGGCACCAGCTTGTCCACGTTGTTCTCCAGGAGATCAGCGAGGTTCACCTTGTGCTCATTGCCGAGGTCGTCTTTCAGCGTTGCGCCGAAGGACTCGTCCATGTCGATGCGGGACTTCGCACGGGAGTGCATGGCCTTCTTGGCTTCGTCCTTCTCCAGCTTGCCCACCAGTGCGTCGATGCGTTGCACATCCACACCAGCTTCCGTCAGTAGATCGCGGACACTGCCGGCGTCTGCACGGTTCAGCGTGCCATGTAGGTCACCTGCGCCGCCCATCGCCTTGTCATATCCACGCTTGAGCCATGCGTTGCTGACTTCGTGCAGGAGGTCTTCGTTGACCTTCTCGCCGTCCGGCAGGTTCTTCGCCCACTCGCTGCGCATCGCTGGCTTGACCAAGTTGTCCCGCAGGTTCTCGAAGGAGAGGCCCTTGGTCGCATTGAGGTCGGTGTAGCCCTTCGCGGAGAAGATGCGGGGCAGGTAACCCTTGGTCGGCAGCTCCTTCTCGAAGCCGGGGACGCCGGCCGCGCGCAGCTCGTCATTCATTGTCTTGAAGGCAGCAGCGGCGTGCTCGGCAGTCGCTTGGACTTCGGGCGACATGTCCTGCGCTACGCCACGGATGTGATAGCCGACTGACTCGTTGAATTGAGCACGGGCCACGTCACCCTTGACGCCGCTGGTGTTGGAGAACTTCGACCACTCACCCTCGACGCCCTTGCGGTACGCCGCGTGGATCGTCTGATCCATCAGCTCTGATTCTTCGGAAGCAGTGAACTTGGTTGCCGCGCTGCGATCCGTGTTGCCTACGCTGTCCCGCAGGAGCTTGCTGCCCTCGTTACGAACAACGGAGGACTCGCTGCCACCCAGGCGGCCCGCAAGGTCACGGCGGATGGTCATGTTCGCCATCCACTTCGGGAGCCACTTGGGCGCACCCTTGCCGCTGCCAGTGAATGCAGCGCGGTTGGTGTTCGCGTAGGACTCGTCGAGGATGGTCTGCTGCCACTCGGGCGTGCCCACTGCGGGGCCGTCCAGGGTGCTCACTACAGAGCCATCGACTCGCGCTGCTCCCATGCTGTCATTGCCGGTACGCACGGGGGCTGTGGTGTCACGCACGAGCTTGTTGGTTCCATGCGCCAGATCGGCCAGCTCACCTGCGCGGAACCCGAAGGCGCCGCCCGTGAGGAACCCAAAGGCTCCTGCGGTGACCAGGTGGGACGTGTCGATCTCGGGGTCGTACTGTGAAGCGAGGCCCTCGGTGCCCATGTTGATACCTGCGCCGACGACGCCGGCACGCACAGCGTTCGCCAAGCGTCCCGCGTTCGCGGAGTAGCCAGCGCCACCCGAGAGGGCACCGATGGCGAACATGGAGGGATCGAGGGCGCCTGCTGCGAGGTTGGACAGGAGACCGGAGCGAGCCGAATCTTCCTGCGCCATCTTGTTCTGGATTGCGAATCCCTTGAGGAGTTCAGCGTGTGCGGGAGACGTTGCACGCTCCAGCAGTTCCATCTGATTCTCAAGGCCCGCCTTACGCCAGTCGTCAATGACTGGCTGTAGTGCCGCACCGTAGAAGTCGGGGTCGCGAGGGACGCCCTGTTCCTGTAGTGCCCTGTCGGCCCATGCGATAGGCCCCTGGACGATCTTGGCACCGATGAGGTCGGTGAAGGTCGTCGCGTCCTTTGTCTTCTGTTCCGTCGCCGCGTCCGTGCGGGCCTGTGCGTCCAGCTTGGTAACACCTGCGGACGGCAGGGCGAGGTTTGGTTGCCCCTCGCGAGCGTACATGCTCGGTAGTGTGTCCACAGGTGTACCTCGTTAGTGGTTGCTGGTGATGAAGTCCGCGAAGGACTGCGAGTGGTTGGAGGGATCGTTGAGGAAGTTCGAGACCTTCGTGCGCTTGGCAACGTTGGCCGGGTCGAACCAGTTCTTCTTGCCGTACTCTTGGAGTTCGGTAGCTGCTGGCTTCGACCAGTTCTCGTCGGAGGTCTTCATCGCCGCATTGATCTTGGCGACGTTCGCAGCGGTCAGGCCGCCTTCCGGGATGGTCGTTTCATTGTTCTTGGCGAACTGCTCCACCGTGACACGCTTAGCGTCCTCCTGCTTCTTCCACGCCGCGTAGTTCACGCGAGCGGCTGAAGGCATGACATCGACGAACTCGGTGCTGGTGTGCTCCTTGCCGTCGTCGCCGACCTTCGTGACCTCGTGGGTCACAGGCAGCGGGACACCACCAGCAGCGAAGTAGGTCAGCCGCCAGGTGTTCGGCGCTCCAGGGATCGGCGCGAACATCACCGGATCATCCTTGCCGACCACATTCTTCTCGACGAGCTTGCCCTTCCACATGTTGCTGGCTTCAGTCATGGCTTCGCTGGTCTGCTTGTCCATGCCGTCACCCGTGCCGTAGTTGCGCACCATGCGGTCGCCCACACGGATGTAGGAGGACTGCACTCGGGTCAGCGCGGCCTTGGCGGCCACCTCGGGAGATGCGCCGGCTTCCACCATGTCCTTGACGGAGAGGCGGTAGGCCGTGTCCAGTTCACCCAGGTTTGCGATGGGCGTGTTGGACTGCCAGAAGTGATCCGATGGGAAGTCCTTGGGGGCATCCTTCGCCACCAGCTTCATCGCGTCAGTGACGTTCTTGGTGATCGTCTCGGAGTCGAGGTTCGTCCCCATCTTCACCTTCGACCACGCTTGCGCGTCGTCAGCACCCAGAAGCTTCGCTTGTTTGTACTGCGTGTATCTCGCGAGGGCTTTGCTATCCAGCTCCGCAGAAGCGCGGGCAGGGGAGATGCTGAACATGCGATCCACAAGCTGCGCGTACTGCGTGGCCTGCTGGGGATTGCTGGGATCGAGGGTGCTCGACAGGATTCCCTTGAGGGCCGGGATGGGCGCACCGCTGCGCATGGCGTGATCCACGACAGCAGCAACCTGACTCGGATCACCGGCCTGCAGAGCGGCGGTGAAGGTGGCGTCACCCGCTTTGCCGATCTCGTCGGCGGAGAAGCCCGCCCGATTCTCGCTGAGAGGATCGTGGTTGTTCCACAGGATCATCCCATCGCGAGCGCGCTGTTCCTTCGCCAGCTTGTCGGAGAGTCGCTCTCGCGCCTCACGGGACGAGTTGATCTTGGCAGCGACCTCGGCGGCTGACTTGTCGTTCGCCTTGCCCCATGCGAGCGCCCGTGCGTTCCCCAGGATTCCCTTTTGGGCCAGCGCGTCCACCTGCACGGTGTCCTGCACTTCCTGGTCATAGCGCGCGGCCTTCGCACGGTCGTCCTGCACAGCCTGCCCGCGCTTGGCGGCGAGCTGCAGTTCTTCTTTGTGTTCCGGGATGTCAGCCAGCACGGGCCGACCGTTTCCGGTCGAGGTCTGCAGGATGGACATGCCCTTGGCGATGTCGATGTCGCCGGACGCGAGGGATGCCTTCACCGCGCTCACCGCGATGTTGTCCATCTCGTCGTCGGACATACCCTTGCTGGCGTTGTAAGCGCGCCACTGAGCGTAACCCTCGGGGGTCGCCATGTTGCCCTTGGTCAGACCATCGACCAGCAGGGCGGACGCACCGTCCTCCTCGCGCTTCAGCGACTCTTTGATCGACTGCTTGAGGTACGCCTGCTTAATGTCGTCCTGCGACTTAGCGAGGCCCACCATGAAGGTATCGCGTGCTCCATCCTTCAGCCCGTTGTCGGCAATAAACTGCTCAGCGTGCTGCTTCACGAACCCGTCGATGTCCGCACCTGGTTCGAGCTTTGCCAGCGGTTCCTGAAGCTGCGACTGGAACTTGCTGACAGCGTTGATGCCGTCCGTTTCCTCGTAGCTCTGCTTGGCGATCTTGCTGGCGTGTTCGAGCCACTCGTGCTGATCTACGCCATTGATCTCATGGTCTGCTGCTTTCGCCGCACCGAGTTTGCTTTCGGACTGACGTGCATCGTCGTCGGCTTGGGCTTGGCGCTGTGCAGCTAGGCGCTGATCCTTCTGCGACTTGTCGGCCAGTACACCGCTGAGAGCGGAGCTGACTGCCCACATCGCGCTGCCCTGACCACGTACAGCGTTCAAGTCAGCCTGTACGGGTAGGGCGATGTTCGCGGATTGCGAGGAATCTACGGCCGGTCGCGAGGTGACGCGTTGTGCTTCAAAGCGAGGCATGTAGGTTCCTCATGGGTTAGGTCTTGGTGGGTTGGGCGTTGATCGGGATGGTCGGGGTAGCAGTCTTCGCGCTGTAGCCCGAGTAGGCACTGGCGGCGGAGCTGCCCACACTTGAGATGAGCTGACCGTTGATTTCGGAATAGCGGCTGCGCGCCTGCTGCGATGTTTCGAGCTGGCCGTTCTCGCGGTTCTTCTCGATGCGAGACACGTCACGGCCTGACTGCATCATGATGTCGTTCATGATCGCGTCGGTGGAGTTACCGGATGCACCCGACTCTGCCGCTGCTGCACGCGCTGCTGCGCGCTGTTCACGAGCCGCTTTGAGGCGGTCGTCAGTTTGAGCCTGAGCACCCTGATCGGTCTGCTCCTGCTGAAACTTCATCTGTCGCTCGGTAGCGATTTTCGATTGGTTAGCGGCATAGGCGGCGGTGCCGATTGCGGCAACGGCCATGACGATGTACGGAATGGCGACGTAGCACATTTTAGTTGGGTGAAGCCTCGAACTCGATAAAGGGATAGCCGTGGATGTCATGCACCCGTGCGGCGTGGAAGCCGAGAGACAGCAGCCACCGCTGAGCGCGGAGGTGCCGCAGATCGACCATGTTGAAAAGGCGGAGGTACATCGGTAGCCATGCGGCCACGTACTTCCGGGATGCAGCGATAAACTGGCGTGCGACACGCGCAGGCGGCGCTCCCGTGGAGAGCATCCAGGGAACGCCGTGATCTGTGTCGTAGGTGAAGTCGGCAACACCGAAGATTGCCTGCGGCTTGCCGTCCCACCATGCGACGTATGACTCTCTACTGGCCCCCACGGATTCCGTCAGGACATCCAGGGGATCACCACCACGGCTTGCTTCGATCTCGGCACGATCCTCCGCGCACATACGTTCGGCTATCTGCTTGAGCGCCTCGGGTGTGGGCGCGTGGATCGTCAGGATCATTGCTGTACCTTGCTGGTGTATAGGCCCTCCCACTGCACGGATTGGAACCAGGCGGGGTAGGGCGAGTCGGTGACGAAGGACACGTTCACTTGGTCGGAGCGCGAGGCCACGAGGAAGCTGTAGGTGCCCGATTGAACCTGCGGGGTGTTCGTGAGGAACGCAGCGTCACCAGCGGAACGGCCGGCGAACGTGCTCTCCAGTTGCGGCACCATTGAATCGGTGGCCGTGCTGCGACCCTTGGGGGTCACTTGGGTCTTGAAGTACGCAGCGTCGTTGAACCGCACGGTCATCCGCTTGATCTGCAAACGGCCGATGAGCTTCGCCACGTTGTTCTGATCCCGCGTGAACTGCTGGCTCAGCGTGATGCTTCGGTTGTAGCGGTAGCCCACGACGACACGTCCAGTGTCCACTCGACCAGGGAGACGGATCGTCTGCCCACCATTCACCAGCGTTGCACTGCGAAGGTCGAGGTACGTGCCCGGTGAAGGCCAGTCAGTCGTCTTGAGGACGGTGAGGGCCGTGAGGGTCGGAAGGACGAGAGGGACGGTGATGTCGGTGTAGTTACCGAACGCCTGATACACAGGCTGCGCCGTCTGACGCCGGTCGAGATGGATGTCGAAGGTGCTGGAGATCGGCGGGTACGTCGGGGACGTACTCAAGTCCATCGTCAGCAGCTCCACACCGCCGCCCGGTGCCTTGGTCACGAGGTAGAGCATGGTGCCGATGGAGTGCATGTGCAGAACCGCTCCGGTGCCCACGAGAGTCCACGGGTGCCATGCGGACTGCTGCTTCTCATCACCCTGCCACTTGTACTGGTGGACGAACACCTGCGGCCCTGTGGGCGACTGGTGCGCGAGGAACAGCATGTCGGCATCGCTGGCCGCTTCCATGCATCGGGTCTTGCCGGGGACGTAGGACGGAACGTGAGCGGTGATGTTCGCCGCCTCGGGCGTCACTGTGTCGTCGGAGACGAAGTATTCCCGCACGGTGCTCCAGGGCTTCGCGGCGTTGTCGTCCACGAAGAACAGGCTGCTCGCTGCCAGCAGGGGCTTGATCGTCGGCGACACTTGGTAGGTGGTCACCGGGTCGATCTTCACCGTCTTCGGTGTTAGCGTCGGCGTGCCGGTGAGCTGGAACATCGAGGTCTTGCCGGACGCGAAGATCATCAGCGCCTTCTGATAGGCACAGACATGCAGCATCTCCGCCACACCCTCCGTGGGTGCGTTCACGTCGATCACGTCGGAGTCCAGCAGCGAGGTGACCGTGGTGCGCCAGAAGTTGAAGTAGTGCCCGATCTCGGACATCACGACATCGCCGGCGCTCGCCACGAGACCTAGACGATCCCGATGGAAGAACACGTCACCCAGGCGTTGCCCGACGATGGACGGGGCAGGGCTGGACTTGTCGTCACCCGCATAGCGCGTGTCGTATTCGACCGGGCCGTAGGTGAAGTAGAAGCCGTCCGGGTTGATGGAGTCAGGGACTCGCTTGAGACCGTGAGGCATCGTGGCCTTGTCGAGCGTTCCCATCTGTCCCGGACAGGGCACCTCTCGCCATACCATCGTGGACTCCATCTGCACGAAGTAGTTGTCGAAGGAGTTCTGAGAGTCACCACGGACTTCGTAGATGACGCCGATGCGGTCGTAGTGATCGGTGATCTTCGGGAGGTCTTCAAAGGTCTGCACGGAACCCGTGACACTGCCAGGGGTCAACGTGTCGGCCAGGGCCACACGGACATCGCGGTTGACGATGAAGGTGTAGTCATCGACCGTGACGGCTCGAAGGGACTCCCAAGGGTTCTGCTGGGTCGTGAGGTACGACAGGGACGCCTGGTCAACGATGACCACGTACTCCTTGCCGGTCTCGTGGTTGAACACACGAACCTTGCCAGGATAGATGGCGACGATGTAACGCTCGCGAGAGTCGCGGATGATGCTGTGGAAGAACGCGTTGTCCGGGATGTCGAAGCCAAGCACGTTCACGAACTGCGCGGGCGGCCGTGGGCCAGCACCGCGTGCAGGGGAGAGATCGCAATTCATTGCCGCTTCGATCTGCGACATCAGGCGCACAGATGCGTCCTGCTGGGAGACCCCGCCAATCATCGACGGGATAGTTCCAGAGACCAATGGCATTACGAGCGAGTCCAGACTTCGGACACTTCGGCCGCATCGTTGAACATGTTGCCCTTCGGCTCGTAGGCCCGCTCCTCGTCGGCGAGGACTGCCAGTGCGAACCGCTCGTCGTCCTGGGTGAACCCGTAGGACTGCTCGCTGCCCTGGAACTGCGCCTGGAACTGCGTGGCCGCTTTCACGGTGATGTAGCGACGCGCCGACTCGGGCAGCGTCTCGAAGTCGAACATCC